GTCTGACCCAGGAGCAGATCGCGACCACGACCCAGGTTACGGCCCGCTCTCTCCAGCTTTCAGGCGCGGCAGCTGCTGAATCAACGGCAGTCGTTCGCCAGTTATCTCAGGCCCTCGGTTCCGGCGTGCTGCGCGGCGAAGAATTCAATTCCGTGATGGAGAATGGTCCGCGCCTGGCAAAGGCCCTGGCCGACGGCTTGGGGTTGCCCATCGGCAAGCTCCGTGGCCTGGCGGAACAGGGGCTTCTGACGACTGACATCGTCGTCGCCGCCCTGGAGTCGCAAGCCGGCGTCCTGGAAGCGGAAGCCGAAAACTATCAGCGCACCATGGGTCAGGCCGGCACGCGCGTGACCGACGAGTTCGGGCGCATGGTCGATGCCGCAAACCAGTGGACTGGTGCCGGCCAGGGCGTCGTGTCCACCTTCGATTATGTGGCCGACAACATGGAAGAGCTTCTGGGCGGCGTGGCCGTGGCCGCTGTCGCCGGCCTGAATGTGGCCATGGTCAGGGGTGGCCAGGCGGCCGCAGCGTGGGCGGCCCAGACCGTCGTGGAACAAGCCCGCGTCACCACGTCCACGATCCGGCTTCATCAAGCTGTCGTCGCGGAAGCCCAGGCCGAAGTCATCGCCGCGGAGCAGCGGCTGGCCGCAGTCCCGGCCATGTTCAGGAGCGTCGCGGCTGAACAAGCCCTGACGGCCGCCAAGCAGCGGCTGACGACTGCGCAGGTCGCGTTGAACGCCGCCCAGGCCGAGTCGACCATCATCGCCCGTGGACTGTCTGCAGTTGTCGGCGGCCTGGGTGGCCCGATCGGCATCATCACCACGCTACTGACCGCCGGCGCCACGGCCTGGATGATCTGGGGCGACAAGGCGGAAAATGCCGCGAACAAAGCCAAAAACGCCGCCGAAGAAGCCGAACAGGCCATCCGGCGCATGCGAAACGCCCAAGCCTTCGGCGAAGATGCGCTCGCCCCGTTCCGTCAGGACATCGCACAGGCAGAGGCGATGCTGGCCGAAGCCAGGAAGGTCAGAAGCGGCTACAACGTCAACCCGTCCGGAGACGTCGAATTTTTCACCTATGTCGACGATGGGGCCATAGCGGCAGCGGAGGCAAAGGTCTCCGCCGCCTATGCGCGCCTGCACGAAGCCGCACGGATCCAGCGCAAGAAAGTCGAATCCGAGCAGACCGGAGCGCTTTCTTCGTCCCTGAACATCATGGGTAAGTCTTTCGATACGTGGCTCGACAAGTTTCGGGACAGGATCGACCCAGTGGGCGCAGCGCTGAAGGATCTGGCGGCCAAGGCCAAAGAGGCCGGCATCGCCGTCGATTCTCAGCAGTACAAGGATGCTGAGGCGCTGATCCGTAAATCCTTCGCGAAGAAATCCACCACAGCCGGCAAATCTCTCGATCTGGATGAATACGGGTCCAGCGCCTTGGCTGCCATGCAGGCCCAGTCGCAGCGCGGGTTGGATGTGCTCAAGGCCAAGCTGGCCAGCGAGCTAAGCATCGCCCAGCGCGGCTACGACGCTGGCACCACTGACCTGCAGGCCTATTATGCCGAGCGTCGGCGCATCATTGAGACCGAATCCGCGGCGGAAATCGCTGCTCAGGAAAGGGTTGTCGCCAAGGCTCAGGCTGAGCAGGAACGGCTCCGCCAATTGAACCCAGGTGGCGCCCGTGGGCAGGAACAGATCTCTGACCAGCTGCGGGCCCTTGATGAGAAGATCGCCGATGCGCAAACCCGTATCGAGGTACTGAAGACGCAAACCGCAACGACCGTCGCCGACCTGGGCGCAGAGCAAGCCAAGGCCGCCAGGGAGCGTATCGACAAGGCGATGAATGATGCCCAGGCGATAATCAGCGCCACGGAGCAGTCGTTGCAGTCCAGGGTCATCACTGGTGTTGAGACGGAATCCACTGCCCGGGCGAAGCTCAAGGACGCCATCGGCGAACAGGCCCAGGCGTTGCAGTCCAAGCTGGTGCCGCAGATTGAACGGCTGATGCTGGCAGCTTCGAACCCTTTGGCGCGTGCGGAGCTGCAGGCCGTCCTGGACAAGATCCGGGAGATGCAGGCCACGGCAAAGGAACAGACCTGGATTGATGGCCTGAAGCAGGGTGTTGCCGATTACGGTGCAACGGCCAAGGACGCGTTCCAGACTGCCAGGGACGGCGCGACGATGGCTTTCCAGGCAGCTGAAGACGCGGTGGTCCAATTCGCGAAGACCGGAAAGGTCGAATTTTCCGACCTGGTGACGAGCATCAACGCGGAGATCGCACGCTTGGCGTTTCGTAAGATGGCGGCCGAGATGTACGAATACATGAGCGCGCTGATGAGTTCTGTCTCTGGGTCGACGTCTACGTCTTCGTCTGGGTCGAGCTTATGGGGCTCGCTGCTCCAGGTCGGCATCTCGGCTGTTTCCTCATACTTCGGCGGCGGGAGTATGGCATCCGCTGCGGCCGGTTCCGCAAGTAGCGGCTTCAATTACGCCGGCGAGATGTCGAGTTTCTTCTCGATGAACGCCAAGGGCAACGCCTACCAGAGTCCGTCTCTTTCGGCGTATTCCAACGGCATCTACAATTCACCCAGGCTCTTCGCATTCGCCCAGGGCGCCGGGGTATTCGCGGAAGAAGGCTGGGAGGGCATCTTCCCGCTTCGGAGGATGGCTTCCGGGAACCTCGGAGTGGAGGCCGTCGGCGGCGGATCGGATCCGGAAACGAAGTCTTTACTGCGGGAACTGATCGCCGCAACCCGGGCCCAGAAGGCCCAGAAGAATGTCTTCGCCTTTGATCGTAGGACCGTAGCCAATGAGCTGAGCGGAGCTGAGGGCGAGCAGATGACCCTAAGCCACGTCCGGCGCAATGCCAGCGCCATCGGGCGTATCCTGGGGATCCGATGAGCTACATCGTCTGGCCATGGCGCCCTGAACGCGGGGTCATCGAATCTTTGGAATGGTTGACGGACATCATCGGGGCCAAGGACGGCACGGAGCAGCGCATCCAGGTCCGTCAGGCGCCCAGGCAGTCTTTCGAGGCGCAGATCCTCGTCGACGACGAGGCCGAGCTTTCCCGGCTTCGGGTGGCCATCGCCGGGTGGCAACATCGGCTCTGGGGTTGGCCATGCTGGCACGAAGCTGTTCGCCTGGTCGCCGTTCTTCCGGCGGCATCGTCGTCTATCGCCATTGATACTTCCGCCTCGGATTTTCGCGATGGTGGCTTGGCTGTCGTGTACACCTCGCCGGATCTCTATGACGTCGTCACTGTTGAGTCGGTGGAGTCATCGAACCTGGTCCTGACCGGAGCCGTAGCGCACGAGCACGCGGCCGGCGCCCTGGTCATGCCCTTGCGCATGACCAGGATGTCCGGCCCAGCCCGGCGCGACGACTATTCTTTCAAGGCCACTCGCTACTCGGTGACGATGCAGGTCACGGACAACACGGCGCTTACGACCGAGGAAGCGGCCATGCAGTATCTCGGCTATGACGTGCTTTCGGACAACCTGCGCATGCCTGGCGAAACGATGCCGCGCCAGATCGAGCGCGACATTGAAACACTGGACCCGAAAACGGGCACATGGGCGACGTCGGCGAGAACGGACTATCCGCTCATCACCACGGATCACCTGTGGAGGCTGCGCGCGCCTTCACAGGCCTGGGCTTTCCGGAAGTGGCTGCACCGTCGTGCCGGGATGCTCAATCCGGTCTGGATTCCGTCTAGGCGGCATGACTTGGCGCTGGCTGCGCAGCCAACGGCCGCGGCAACGACACTCCAGGTCCAGGATGTCAATTACCGCACGCTCGGGCTGAATGTCCCAGGCATGACGCACATCGCCGTCTTCGCCGCGGATGGATCCTTCGTCTGCCGCAAAATCACCAACGCAGTAGCCGGCAGCGCAGGACGCGAGAATCTGACGATCAACGCGGCCCTTGGCTTCACGGATGTAGTCCGAATCTCCTTCCTATGCCTGCATCGCTTCGCCGCAGACCGCATCTCCATGACCTGGGATCGCGTTGGCGTGGCGACATGCAGGGCATCCATGACAGGGGTGGCGGCATGAGCGCGTATTCCGACCTCGAAGCATCCGCCCACGGTGGCCGCCCTGTCGAGCTGTTCCGCTTCGTCCATGGATCGCAGGTCTGGACGTATTCCAATGGGCCAGAAGTCGAGTACAATGGCGAGACGTACGCCGCCTTCGCGGTCGGCCGTGACGACATGGCTCAGACCAAGGAACTGCACAAATCGTCCTTGCAGGTGCTACTGCCCAGGACGTGCGAGCTTTCGCTGCTCTACCTGGCCGGAAGTCCTGAATCCGTGGTGACGCTGACCATCTACCGTCAGCACGTCGGGGCGAGTGACGACCCTGTCGTCTATTGGAAAGGCCGCATCGTGTCTGTTGACTGGCCAGATCCGGCGACGGCGTCGCTGACGTGCGAGTCTGTGTTCACGTCGCTGAAGCGCCCGGGCCTGCGCGCCAGGTACCAGCGCATGTGCCGTCATGCGCTCTACTCCGAGCAATGCGGAGTCGACAAAGCTGATTTCGCCGTATCCGGAATGGTCTCCGCCATCGATTCCACCTGCTCCGTGGTCACGATCCCAGAGGCTGCAGGCTTCGATGACGGGTATTTCCTGGGCGGGTTCCTGGCCCTGGCCGACGGCACGATGCGCTTCATATCCGGACACACCGGTTCGTCGCTTACGCTGGCGAATCCAGCTCAGGTCCTGGCGGATCTCGTTGGGCTGGGGGGGTATGGAGAGGATTATGGGCAGTATTACGGCGGAACCGGACTCCTCATCTATCCCGGCTGCGGCCGCGATCGCACGACGTGCAATGAGCGGTTCAACAATATTCTGAATTTCGGCGGCTGGCCATGGATACCGAAGCGTAACCCATTCGATGGAAGGAGCCTTGTGTAATGTGGGTGTCTCTAGGACTCTTCGTCGTCTCTCTGGTCGTTTCGTATATCTTCAGGCCGAAGACTACATACGACACGCCGAAGCCGGGGAAGGTTGACCCAACGGCCATCGCCACGGCCGGGGCAGAGATCCCGGTGCTCTTCGGGTCCAGGGAAATCACCGGCCAGAATATCGTCTGGTGGGGCGACACGAAGACCAAGGCCGTCAAAAAATCTGGAGGCAAGAAATGATCGAAATCAGGGCAACCATGAAGCATATCCGCAAATACCGCATGTGTTCGCGTGGTGCCAGAGCCTGGTTCGACCGTCATGGCCTCAGTTGGACGGAGTTCCTTCGCGCTGGGGTGCCCGTTGAGGCCCTGGAGCAAACCGGAGATGCCATGGCCATACAGGTAGCCTCGGCAGCCAGAGCGGATCAGGAGTAGCCCATGGGTGGCGGAAGCGAAGACGTAACAGTAGGCTACAAGTATTTCGTCGGGATGCACATGGCCCTGTGTCACGGTCCAACTGACAAACTCGTGCAGATTCGCGTGGGTGGCAAAAAGGCGTGGGTTGGCGAAGAGACTGGCGGGCAAATCTACGTCGACAAGACGAAGCTGTTCGGCGGCGAGAAACGCGAGGGCGGCGTCCGTGGGTATATCGACATCGAAATGGGCGAGCCGGACCAGGGCCAGAACTCCTACTTGGCGAACAAGCTCGGCTCCTCATTGCTTCCAGCATTCCGTGGGGTGATGTGCGCTATCCTCCGACAGGTCTATATCGGGATGAACCCGTACCTCAAGGACTGGGGGTGGTTCACGCAACGCCTGTGGACGCGTAGCAACGGTGTCGAACAGTGGTACAAGAGCAAGGTCGCCATAGGCTACTATCAGTTCGTCGACACAATACCGCCACTTTACGAAGAAAAAACAGCCAGCCTTACAAGCTATGACGTCGTTGTTCCTGTTGGGTCATATAATGACGTCTTCTATGTTACCGGAACCGGGATCAGGCATGACCCCACGAAACAGGCAAACGGTTTCGCGACAGCTACGTGGAATGGAACTGTAGAATGGTCTGTAGGGTCTGTTGAATTTTCGTTTTTATTGCATGTCGCACAGGATGAAGGCGTAATATCAGACGCAGCGTATATTATTTTTACCGACGAAAACGGCGAAGATATCCTATATTTTTGCGCACATTCTGGATATTTTAGTGGCCGTCCCAGGATAAACGATGACGTTTTCCTGTCGTCGTCTATTTTGGATTTATTGCAGTGGTATAAAGTTGTAATAAGACAAGTTGATGAGTCGCACATAGAGGCAAAATTGTTTCTCGGCTCGGTAATTGACGGTCCGCTCGTAGGAGAAGCTACGATTGCTGGGTCAATTGTCGGAATACGTGGATATAGATATCAATTTCAAATGGGGCCTGCAGCCAATGAATTTTTACAAGCTGTAAGCATTGAATATGCAGGGATTTCGATACACCAGTATCTGAACACGCCTGGGGAAGATAGGTATGGAACGTGTTCAGATATGAATCCAGCACACATTATTCGGGAATGTCTGACAGATACGCACTGGGGCATGGGCTACCCAGAGACGGATATCAATGATACATCGTTCATGGCTGCTGCAGACACGCTTTTTGATGAAGGGATGGGGATCTCGATGCTCTGGAACCAACAGACG